AAGGCTGGCGTCCGCGTAACCACCAAGACCGCGCTGTCGATCAGCATGGTCTGGTCGTGCGTGAAGATCCTCTCGGAGTCGCTGTCGGGCCTCCCGCTGAAGCTCTACGAGGATTCGGACGGTACGGCGCCTCGCAAGCTGGTGCCGCGCAAGGATCGCGCGCAGAAGCTGCTGCGCAAGCCCAATCCGTTCATGACGATGCTGAACTTCCTCAAGTTCGTGGTCGTGAACATGGCGCTGAAGGGCAACGCCTTCGCGCTGATCGAGCGCAACCGGAACGGCGAGCCGATCGGCCTGGTCCCGCTATCGATCGACACGGTGACCATCGATACCGACGAAGACCTGCTGTATTGGGTGCAGCCCAAGGACGGAGACCCATTCCCGGTGTCGCCGGAGAACATGCTGCATTTCAAGATTTTCAGCATGGACGGGATCGTGGGGCTTTCGCCGATCGAGTACCAGGCCGAGACCATGGGCCTGGCCAAGGCCGGCCAACAATGGTCGGCGCGCTTCATGCGCAAGGGCGGCTTCACCGGCGGCTATGTCATCTACAAGGAGTTCCTGACCGAGAAGCAGCAGACGCAAGTCCTGGCGAAGTTCCCGGATGTGCGCAAGGAGGACGCCGACGACATCGGCAAGATGGCCATCCTCCAGGGCGGGCCAACCATCACGCCGGCTGGAATCAGCCAGAAAGATGCCCAGTTCATCGAGTCGCAGCAGTTCCAGGAAGAGGCGCTGGCGGGCATCTACGGCGTGCCGCTCTGGCTGGCCAATCGCGCGGGCAAGACTTCGATCATGGGCTCCAACCTGGAGCAGCAGCTGATCGGCTTCGTCACGTTTGGCCTGAAGCCCTACATCGACGCGGTCGAGGATGAGCTCAACGACAAGTTGTACGGGAGCACCCAGCGCTTCGTCGAGTTCGCGGTGGAGGGCCTGCTGCGCGCGGACAGCGCCGGCCGCGCCACGTTGTTTGCTGCGGCCCTTGGCGGCTCTGGCGGTTCCGGCTGGATGACCATCAACGAAGTGCGCCGCAAAGAAAACCTTCCGCCACTCGATGGCCCTGAATACGACCGGGTGTCCCGGTGGGAGATGCAGACCAGTGCTCAGCAAACTTGATTGCCCTTTCGAGGTGAAGGCCGCCGACGAGGCAGGCAACTTCGAGGGCTACGCCGCGGTGTTCGACAACGTCGACCTTGGCGATGACGTGATCCTCAAGAGTGCCTTCACCCGTGTGAAGACCGCCCGCAATGGCCGGCTGAAGCTGGCCCTGTACCACGACCTTACCCGCCTGGTCGGAACCTCGGAGTTCAGTCAGGACGACCGAGGCCTGTACCTCAAGGGGCGGGTGAACCTCGCTGTGAGCTACGCGAGGGACGCTTACGAGCTGATGAAGGACGGCTCCCTCGACAGCATGTCCATCGGCTTCAACACCATCGAGGCCACCTTCGAGCAACGCGCCGGCCGGCAAGTTCGCGTCATCAAGTCGGCCGAGTTGTGGGAGGCGTCCTTCGTTCCGTTCGGCATGAACCCTGAGGCCGAAGTGCTCAGCGTCAAGTCGGACATCCGGCTTTTCGAGAACGCCCTGCGCGAGCGCATGGGCCTCTCTCAGAAGGAGGCGGCGGCAGTCGCTTCGCTCGGCTATCCCGCGCTACGCCGTGACGGCGGCAGCGAGGCCACGGCGATCGTGGAAGAGCTGAAAGACATTTCAACCCTGTTCACAACCCATTTTGGAGCTACGCCATGAGCGAAGTGAAAGAACTGAAAGACTCCCTGGAGCTGCAACTGAAGCAAGGCTTCCAGGGCCTGCAGACCAAGTACGACGAAGCCATCGCCGAGGTGGAAAAGGGCAATGCCGTCGCGACCGAACTGAAGAAGGAAATCCAGACGCAGAAGGATGAACTGCAGAAGGTCATCGACCAGGTGCAGGACCTGGAGCAGAAGGGAGTCAAGCTGCGCGGCCTGCCTGGCGAGGGTAAATCCTTCATCGACCTGGTCAAGGGCGACGAGACCTACAAGAGCCTGCAGCAGAAGTCCGCGACTCGCGCCGAGATCGAGGTGGTCAAGTCCGACCTGGCCGCGATGAAGGAAACCAAGGTCACCAGCGCCGGCATCGTGGTGCCGAACTACGATCCGGTCATCCAGCCGGGCATCCGCCAGGAACTGCGCATTCGCGACCTGCTGACCACCATCCCGGTCAGCGGGCAGAGCTACAGCTACTTCCGCGAGCTGCTGCATACCCGCGGCGCCGCGCCGGTGGCCGAGGGCGGCCTGAAGCCCACCAGCAACGTGACCTTCGAGACCATCACTGACCGCGTGAAGAAGATCGCGGTGTGGATGCCGGTCACCGACGAAGCCCTGGACGACGTGCCCCAGCTGCTCGGCTATATCCAGGAGCTGCTGCGCTACGACCTCAAGCTGGAGGAAGAGGCGCAGATCCTCAAGGGCGACGGCACCGGTGAGAACCTGAACGGACTGATGACCCAGGCCACCGCATACGACGCCACGCTGACCAAGGCCGGCGACACCTCCATCGACATCGTGCGCCGCGGCATCTACCAGGTGCGCAAGCAGTCGAAGCTGTCCGCCGACGGCGTGGTGATGACCGAGCTGGACTGGATGAACATCGAGCTGCAGAAGGACGGCGAGAACCGCTATCTGTTCGCCAACCTGCAAGGCCTGGTCACCCCGGTCCTGTGGGGCCGCCCGGTGATCACCTCCGACAGCATGGACGAAGGTTCCCCGGCCACCGGCGAAGATCCGGCCACCGGCGGCGAGTTCCTGATTGCGAACTTCGCCCGCTCCTCGGTGCTGTTCGACCGCATGTCGTTCCTGTTCAAGATGGGCCTGATCAACGATCAGTTCATCAAGAACGAGCGCGCCCTGCTGGTCGAGGAGCGTCTGGGCCTGGGCGTTCGCCGCCGTGAAGCCCTGGTCAAAGGTCAGTTCCCGACCGCGTAAAGCAACCCCTAACCGAGAAGGCCGGCCGATGTGCCGGCCTTTTCGTATCTGGAGGCGACATGAAAATCAAAGCGAAGTGGGGATTCATCGGTGACGCCGCCAGGCTCGGCGCTGAGTCGGCGAAGGTAAAGGCGGGCCAGGTATTCGAGAACGCCGACGACGAGTACGCCCACGTCCTGCTCGGCAAGGGCCTGGTCGAAGAGGTAGCCGACAAGGTCAAGCCGAAAGAATCCAAGCCGGCGGCGGCGAAAGAGGCTAAGTGATGGTCATCGACTGGGACGCGCATCCCGAACTGCTGCCCAGGATCAAGCTGCAGGCCAAGGTCGACAACGACGTCGAGGACGAGCTGATCAAGGGCTATGTCGAGGCGGCGCTGTTCCACGTCGAGCAACACTGCGACGTCGACCTGGTGGAGTCCGATCCGACCGAGCCTAACCAGTTGGTGCTCACGCCTGACATCTGGCAGGCGGTCTACCTGCTGGTGGCGCACTGGTATTCGAACCGCGAGGCGGTAGCGCTGGGCACTATCGCCACGTCCATTCCGCTCGGCGTAGAGCGGCTGCTCTGGTACAGGAAGCGATTCTGATGCGCGCTGGACCTCTTCGACATCTTGCGTCTCTGCAGGCGCTACAGCGCGGGCCGGATGGTGGTGGCGGCTACAGCGAGCAGTGGGTGGAGCTGCGGAAGGTCTGGGTTGAGATCGCCCTGCCTACCGGCCGCATCACGCCCGTGGCCAGCCAGTTGCAGGCGGTGGTCAGCGCCGAGATACGCGCGCGCCCCGCAGACGACCTGATAGCCGGTCGCCGGCTGGTGCACAAGGCCGTCACCTATTCCATCGAGGCCTCCCTGCTCGACAACGAGCTCAGCATGCTGCGGCTGCTGTGTTCCAACGTAACCCCGACACCGAGGTAATTCGCATGGTGCTTCGAGCTACCGGGCGCCTCACCGGCGCTGTGCGGGCCGAGAAGGGCGAGGACGTCAGTCACCTGTCGGCCGAGACGCTGAACACGCTGATCGCCCGCGGTCTGGTCTTCGATGACGGCAAGGGCAATCCTCCGGCCACTTGCGTTCCGGCTGCCGCCCCATCGCGGCGGAAGCGCGCTGGCAAGGGGTGAGTCATGGCTAGACGATCGCGCATCAAGGGCGACTTCAAGTTGCGTGGGGTGCTTCGCCGGGTCGCGGCCATCGACAAGAGCGACCTGCCTAAGGCAATGGCGCAGGCTGCCGACCTGGTGCTGGCCACCCAGCAGAAGCTGATCCCGCGCGACACCGGGGCCGCTGCTGGGGCGCTTGAGGTGAAGATCAGCAAGAACGGGCTGGACGCCCGGATTGGCCTGATCGGCAAGCGGAAGAACGAGCAGTTCTTCTACATGCGCTTCGTGGAATACGGCACCAAAGGATACAGCGGCGTGCTGTACCACCGGGTAGACGCCGACGCCGTGGGTGGCTTGCACACGACCAACCGCGACCGCAGCGGCATGAGGGGCAAGCGCAACGCCTTGCGGGCCCGAGACACCAAGAACAAGTCGGACGGTACGCACTTCTTCGGCTACTACCCGGACATTCCTGCCAGGCCGGCGCACCCGTGGCTACGGCCGAGCATCCAGCTCAACCGCGACGACATCCGCATCATCATCCGTGGCGCCATCAACAGCACCTTGGCGCGGGCGGCCAAAGGAGCAAGCAATGGCTGATCCTGGTTTCGCCTTGCAGCGGGCCATCTACCAGCGCCTTACGGCTGAGCTGAGCGTGCCGGTCTACGACGCCGTGCCAGCCGATACGCCGTACCCCTACGTCACCATCGATCGCGAGGTGGCACAGAACACAAGCCCCATCTCCGGCCGCAAACGCAAGCAGCGGCTGATCTACCTCAGTGTCTGGAGCGCCCACCAGGGCCAGGCCGAGGTGAAGCAGATTCTGGGCGAGATCGAGGGCGCCCTGGACGAGCGCCGCCTGCCCGTCGACGAGGGGCGCGCGGTGTCTGTTCGCGTCATCGCCTCTGACACCAACCGCGAACCGGATGGCCGCACCTACATGGGTTCGGCCACGATTCGCGTCATCAGCACTTCCTGAGCACCACCAACCCAACGCCACTGGAGGACACCATGGCAGAAGACAACCTCAACACGGCCGCCGGGTGCCGCCTGGGCTTCGGCAC